TGGCTCCTCTTGTGTTATCGTTACTCTGCCTTCTTTGGACCACCCAAGCAGATACACCTCTTTTCTTTGCGTTAAAGCACTTGGCTCTAATGAAAAATCATCATTAACATTTCTTAGCAAAATTCTCGTACCACCAGCTTTCACATTAAGTGTCGATACCAGGTCAAGTACGGCTCTGACTATTCTGCGTTTCTGACCTACACTAACTCCGTCTGGTAATTGCATTTCAGGGGGAAGGGTGGTTATCTCAGGCGTATAAGCCAAACCAATTTCAACAGATGTTACAGCTTCATCTAGTGTAACTACACCACTTCCGTCAGTTGTAAATGTTCCAAGAGAATAATTACCTGATCTGACCTGAACGGCAGTATTAGGTAAATGTCCAGCAGTCCATGTTGTTGTAGCACTACCACTTAACTGAACTGCCATATCTGTATAATAATCATTTTGAAATAATTCTAATGATGTAACTGTGGAACTATTAACTGTTCTCTCAACTACTGCGTATATCTGTCTGTTTACATTGGATATATTTTTAAATGTACCTGTTGTATCGTATCTAACCCAACCTTGTACTTTCTCTTTTCTAATAGACATAAATACGGGCATATGACCATCTGTATTTAAAAGATATAAATAACCTTCCATTTGATCGGAAGATTCACGTTGAGCTTCAATAGAGCTTGGTGTTCCAATTATATGTTCTGATAATAATGTAATTGAATCTGAGTTATAAGCTTGTGAAATATCGGAAAATATAAATTCACGAATTGCACCTTTTGACTTGGTTAAATAAACAATAGCACCATCAAATTCTTGTGGTTGAACTATTCCTGATCCATAGCTTGTTTGTTTTTTAACTGTAATTGTAGACGGAGTTAACGGCTTATTTTCAGATGTTGGAATATATAATTCCTGCTCTGATGTAAATATTGTTAAATATCTAAATGACTGCATAGCCTTTATTTCAGATACTTGGGCTTCTGCTATCTGTATCTGAATAGAGTTATCATCTGCACCAGTACCTACATCAAAGTTTGTAAATTCTCCAATCTTTGACATAAATAAAAAGTTAGGCAGATCACGGCTACCACCAAATATTAATCTCTGATCGTGAAATGTAACTGTTCGTGCATATCCCCTGACAGATGAAAATACTGGTTCTTGCCAATCTGTTATGGCAGTAGTATCAGCTATTGCTCCTGATAATGTTGCCGTAACAACTGTAGCACTTGTATATCCAGTTATTAGGGCATGGCGTACTAGGGAAGCTGAATCAACTAAACGTAAATACATTCCGTTATAAGCTGATGTAAAAGCACTTGCACTAGCCGTTAATGTTACTGATCCACTTGTACCACTTGGAGTAATTGTTGTACTAGCCGTAGCAAATTTATAATAAGGTTGAAAGCCAAGACCAGCAGAAGTATCAAAGGCATAGGCACTAACGGCAAAGTTAGTTGAACTTGTTCTTGTTATTTTCTGCATGGCAATGTCTGGGTGTGTCACAAACATTGTATCTCCACTTTGGCTTACTACCAATGATCCAATTTGTGCAGATGCCCACGGCATACTTGTTAAAGTCTGCAAAATTGCCGTTGGATTGGAAATATCTACAATTCTTAGTTTTGTGTTACTAAATAGAAGTAAATAGGCTTCATCTTCGTCATATACATAGGCTTCGGTCTGATAAGACTCATTTGCGAGGGTTTGAAGGTATCTAAGCCCTGGTCTCCTAGTGCAACCACCCTGAGCCTTTAACCTTACGTTACGGAGTCTGTATGCTCCATTACGATAAGCCTCGGCATCAACCCTAGATGACAAAAGAGGGGATAACTCCCCTGATGAAAAATTTGTAGTAAATTGTCTTAATAACGCCATTCCATCAACTTTCAGCAGTTCCTTCAATCTGTGCATATATTCCAGACCCTAATCGTATTCTGTGGTATCTGCTTAATGCGACTTGTTGTGTGGTAACTTGCTGTGCATCTCTGGCTTTAGCTCTACGAAACTGCAAATCTGCCATTTCTCTGTAAGATTTAGCAATATCTGCTTTTCGTGTAACTGACAAAGCCAAAACTGAAGCAAGACGATATATAACCCATAAGGTAAAAGCTGGTGTCCAATATTGAGTATCAACTCTATAGATATAGTTTAGAACAACTACATCTGATGCTTGGGCATTTATGTATATGTATTTCTCATAAATATCATATGTCTGTACCTGATCGCCAATAGTTACAGTTTGCACTTGGATAACGGCAGGCTCTGTGGGTAGGGCATAAGCAGCGTCCCAACGATCTACTGGTACATCAGCCAATCGTGATAAAACAATCTGACCTGTGGCAAAGTTCCAGTTATTCTGTGCAAGGCAATCTTCAACCATATCTTCATAAGTAGTATTCATAACCAATGCTTCATCGGTTGAATCTGTAAATGAAGATAAAGGCTCCATGCCTACTAAGACCATTGCCCTCTGTGCTACTTCAATATCGGTCTTTGCTGTATTTGGCATTACTATCTCGGAAAATTAGGATTACGATTTATAGTTTTCTTTAAAGTAGCATCGCCAACCTTTTTAGGTTGCATAATAGCTCCAATTAAACCTACTGGAGTTAGCTTTTTAACATTGCCCATTGTTTTTTTAACAAAAGATTCACCAATATTTTTAACATGATCTTTTGCAATAGTTTTCATTGCTATTTTAAATTGTCTGTTTTGTTTTTGCACAGAGTCCATTTTTACACGTTTATTATTGTATAATCTTTGTTCTTTCACATAAGATTTTCTACTATAATATTCTTGTTTGGGATTCCTTTTTTCAGACATAATGTTTTTAAAATCTGTGTTCATATCCCTAGCTTGTCGCATAGTTGATCTGTCTAAAACTTTATTAATTGATTTTTTTGTTGGTGGTGTTAATCCTTTTGGCTTTGGCTTTGAAAGTTTATAATCTGCATATGCTGATCCAACACCAGTTGCCACAATTCCTAATTGTGTACCAACAATATAACCTGGGTTATTCAGCATAAACTGCCCACCCCTAGTTATTGCTTTTATTGCTTTTTTAGTTGTGGAATCATTGGCATTTTTAGTGTTTGCCCATTTTTCAGTTGGTGTCATATAAGCCTCCTATGTGTTAGGTGCGTTATATACGTTTAAAGCATCATTTGGATTGTAAGTCCTATCCTTGCCCATAGATTTATTATTGCGATTAAGCATAGCTTCATATTTTTTATGAGCCTTTATTCCTTCAGGTGTATATGGGAACTCTTTACCATCACTTGCTGTTGGCATTGACCTTATCTCCTAGTTTAACTTTTGAACCGAAGGTTTTTGTATAACCTTTAGAAGTAGAGGCAGCTTTTACAGCCACCTCCACTTTAGTTTTTGTAGGCTTCTTAGCCATTATCTACTATCCGTAGTCATACTGACTATATCGCCAGTATCAATGGCAGAACCATCGTTACTAAGAACAGTACACATTCCAAAACCATTAGATGCATATATAAAAATGACATCGCCAACATTCATTTCGTTGACCATTGCATTAAAATAGTTTGCAGCATCAATAGTGTTGAGTGCATCGCCTGTGCTTTTATAGTGCCAAATATGGAACCCATTACCTGAATAGGAAACCAAACTTAAATCTGCTTGTGCAAACGCCATGTCTACCTCCTAATTCTTGAGTTCTAATTCAAATACACCTTCAGCATCGATCAAGACTGAGTTCTGTTGCATTTTGTTTAATACAAAGTAACTGTCCTTATCGTTGTGATATTGCATATTTGAGGTTATGTCTGACCCTATTGCGTGTGCAATAGCATCTGCATGGTAAGCAAAACACTCTTTATGAGTAGTTCCTGCCGCTCCTGATCCGTTCATTCCAGATAGACCTGAATGTGGAAACCACATAAAGCCTAACCATCTCTTGGCAGTCATGCCACTAGGGAAGGGAAGATCATTTTCACCAACATATTCTGCTCTTGAAAATTGATCCAATGCCATAAGTTGAGACCATTGCTCCCAACCAACAACACAGTATCGTCTACCATCATCAGGAACTTCGTTGTTACCGAATTTTTCCATTAACTCTAAACACCAAGCTAATGTTATTCCGTTTGTGGTTTCATCATGTGCAGATGAAGTTGTTGTTAACTGATTAATAATTAATTCATCAGTTTTACGTCCAAGTGCATAAGCACCTGATTGTTGTGCTACCATCATTTCATCATGGTTAATTCTTAACTGGTCTAGGTCATCTACCCATTCTCCAGCAAAGTAATCTTCCAATGTGACATTGACGTTAGTGTGGGCAAGATTCATAGGTGCTATTGAACCATGAGTTGCCTTAGTCGTAGCAAATCCTTTACCGATTTTTTGAAATGTAGTTTTGTTCTTAACTCCATTCCTAGTTCGAACTGTATTTCTAAGCTTAGAACCCATTCTTTGGTAAGCCATGTGAACGCCAGACTCAAACTCCTCAATAAAGGAGGTGCTAATGCTAGGTAAAGCCATTTAAGCCTCCATTAAAAAGTTAAAATTTACTACTATTCTGGTTGTTCGCTTACCTACTATCCTGAAGTTGTTCCAAATTTGGGCTTCTAAGTAAGATGGACGAGCCTTCTAGCAATTCCAATCTTTCAGAAAATGAAAACTTTGTTAATTCACATTACTATGCACGTTTCCTTGCAAGCTGTTCTGCCATAGCTCTGACTTTAGCTACATAAGCTGGGTCTCCACCATTTCTCCAATATTTAGGATCGGATTGTGCAGACTGTAAATCTTCCTTTGTAACAGTTTCCTGAAACTCAGTAGGGGAAGTCATATTAAATTTAGGTTGACCATTTAACTGCATGATTTCTTCAAAGGCTTGTACCATTCCGGCAGTAGCTGGTATTGATGCAAACACCTTGTAAGCATCTTCTGATAAAGATGAGTTTGCCCATGTATCAACACGTTCCAAACGTCTGTCTGCGTGTTCTCCCAATGTTTGGCTTTCTTCATTCCAGTCAGGACCTGACATAGCTTGCATATTTGTATATTCCGTTACAAAGTTTCCAAACTCATCATTAGTCAAACCCATGTTGTGAGCTTTATCCCTAAACCAACTAAGCATAGGATCATCTTGATTTACCTCAATAGGATTACCTTCTTCATCAGATAATTCTAAAGTATAATCCCCTGGACTTACTGGAACCTCTTTGGAAGCTTCTTCATTAAGTTCGCCCACAAGTTCTTGCTTGATTTCATCACGCCTTGTATGAAATTTGTTTTCCAAGTTTTTATACGAATTAGCCAACTGCTCTGGGGTTTCGAATTTATTTGGGAGCCAATCGGGTCTTTCAACTTCGTTTTGCTCTCCTGAGTCTTGGGAGACTGTACTTTCGATGTTGACTTCTTCTTGATTGGTGCTTTCATTGCTTTCTGTAATTGTTTGTTCATCAGACATATTAACTCCTTATTGTCCTAGTTTTCGTCCCATTTCTGTTCTGTGTTTTAATAGTGCTACGATCCATCTTTGACCTTCAAAGTGAGCAAGGCTTTCAATTCCCAATCCCGCACCGTGTATGTTATTTGTTGTAATGTTTTCCAAATACTGAAGGAAAGATTTGCCAATCCCCGAACCAAACAAAGCGTGGGCTTTACTATTAAGATCAGCTTCAACTTCAGTAGTGTACGACCTACCATCGACTGAGGCATTAATTTTCTCCTTTGTCATTCTCCAAGAGTTCCTTGTTGTTGCTGTTGCATTAACTGCATAGCCATATCAATGTTCCCTTGTACTTCCTG